CTTTGCTAACGGAGACATTGAAAGCCTTCCGCGCAATGCCCCCAATTTTTGGGAAGGACTCAATCGCGAGGCTTACGGCCGTTGTGAATGGATTGGCGCGTCTCGCGGTCAGATCGACGAGCTGAAAGAGACGCAGGCCGCCGTGCTCAGGATCAAGTATGGCCTTTCGACTCGTGAAGAGGAGTTGGGCCGTTTGGGCAAGGATTGGCGGCGCGTATTCGAGCAAGTTCAGCGCGAGCAGGATGAGGCCAAGCGGCGCGGACTCGTGTTTACCGAGAGCGACAACATGATGAATGCTGCCAGCGGCGCTCCGCGCGAGAAAGAGGGCGACACTGACGTGAATGAGAGGGATGACACCGATGAATGAGGCATTGATCGCCCGCTTCGCCGATTCTCTCTTGCTTGTCTCGGCGGCACATCAACGGCTTTTTGAGGGGCACATTAAAGCTCTCGGGAATTTCGAGGATTGCCAGCGCCTCATGGCTGCCGCCCAAGATGAGGATGACGATTTTTGGCCTGATGAGGGTGACTGGCGTACTTACCACCGTCCTTACGTTGTGAAGGGCGGCATTCTGCAAATTCCCATTCAGGGCGTTCTGCTGCACGATTTCCCCTGGTTCGTTCGCGGTCTGGCGACAGGCTACGAATACATTCGACGCACGTTTGAACGCGGAATGGCCGATGACGATGTTCGCGCAATCGCGCTTCTTATCAACTCCCCTGGTGGCGAGGTTGCCGGTAATTTCGATCTCGTCGATAAGATGTACGCGGCGCGCGGAAAGAAGCCTGTGAGGGCATTTGCGCATGAATATGCCTATTCGGCGGCTTATTCTATTGCCTCGGTGGCGGATCACATTGCTGTTTCTCGCACGGGCGGAGTTGGCTCAATCGGCGTCGTGATGGCGCACGTCGATATGAGTAAAGCTCTCGATCAGGCTGGTTTCAAAATTACTTTCATCTCGGCTCCCGAGGGCGGCCATAAGACGGATGGCAACCCATTTGAGCCGTTGAAACCGGAAGTGAGGTCTCGTCTGCAAAAGAGGGCAAACGAGCTTTATGACCTTTTCGTGGCGACTGTCGCCCGAAACCGCAGCATGGATGAAAAAGCCATTCGGGATACGAAGGCTTTGACATTCTCTGCGGCAGAAGCCGTGTCGATCGCGTTGGCCGACTCTATTGGCCCTCTCGACGACGCGTTGGCAGCGTATGCAGCCGAGCTTTTTGGAGCAAATGGAGAGGTTGACATGACGACGAAGGAAAAGGACAACGCGGCTGCTGTCCAAGCCGCGCGTGATGAGGGTTACGAGGTGGGCTACGCCGAGGGTTACAAGGCGGGCTACGCCAAGGGCGAGGATGCTGGCATCGCGGAGGGTGCCAAGGCTGAGCGCGAGCGCATTAACGCGATTATCTCCTCTGAGGAAGGAAAGGCTCATCCGAAGGCCGCTCTTTCCGCTGCCCTCAAGACGGATATGACGGTCGATCAGGCTCGTGCGTTCCTCGCTGATCTGCCCGAGGAAAAGGTTCAGGTCGCAGCTCAGGTTCCGGTTCAGGCGTCTGCCGACAATAAGCAGAAGTTCGACGCTGCCATGAATCAGGACCGGCCCGATGTGGGGTCTGACGTTGAGGCCAGCAAGGACGACGATCCTATTGCGCTGGCGCGGGCGTTTGGCCTCCAAGGGTTTTGATTTTAGCTGCGCGTCACGTTAAACGGGCCGTGGCAAGGCTAACGCAATAGATTTGAGGATGCGACAATGGCTGACGTGAAAATTCCCTACCCCGAGGCGGGGCTCGCGGCCTTCGAGGCTTTGGATAGCTACGAGGCAGGGCTGCTGATTTCTGGCAACTGGCCTCCGCTTTCTCCAGGTTATCCGTTGGAGGTTAAGGCTGACGAGGAGCTGCCGCAGTTCGCCGTGGTCGGGCTCGATTCTGACGGCAAGCTCGTGATGGCGACTTATGACGACGATCCTAGTGCCGCCATCAAGCCGATCGGCATTTGCACCCAGGCGGTCAAGGGCGATTCCGGTGGCGGTACGACGGTGCCGGTCATCTACTCAGGCTGCTTCAATCCCGACATGCTCGTTTGGGACGACTCGTTCGACACCGACGAAAAGAAGCTCAACGCCTTCGTCGGATCGCCGACTCCGACACAGATCGTACTCCGTAAGCGCGGGTGAGAAAGCTGCCGTCACCGTTCAGGTGGCGGCGTTTGATTGGCCACATTCGAGATTGAGGGTGAAAAGCGATGGCGAACAGCAACCCCTACGAGGTTTGGGATACCCGTAAGAGCCTCGGCGTTTTCCGCGATTTGAAGCCGACGCCGAGCTATTGGCGGCAATTTTTCCCCAATAGCATCACGAGCACGGACGAGTGGATCGATTTCGAGAAGCTGCCCGCCCAGGTGCGCAAGCTCGCTCCGTTCGTGCGGCCGCTTGGTGCCGGTAAGCCGATCTATCAGGACAGTTCGACCGGCTTCCGGTTTAAGCCAGCGTACATCAAGGTCAAGGATGCGATCGATCCGCTCGCTCCGCTCGTGAAGCGGCCGGGTGTTGATCGCTCCATGCTCAATGAGGCTGACCTCACGCCGATGCAGCGCCGCGAGTTGCTGCGTCTCGCGATGACTCAGCAACACGTTGCGTCGATCGAGCGTCGTTGGGAGTGGATGTGCGCTCGCGCCATTATTGACGGCAAGGTCACGATTGAGGGCGAGGAATATCCTGCCGTTGAGTTGGATTTCCGCCGTGCTTCCAATCATACGATCGTCAAGTCCACGCAGGGCACCTACTGGGGTGACGAGGGTGTGAGCATCTTCGATGAACTCCAGACGTGGATCGATCGGATGTTCAATGCCCCGTTCGGAGGCTTCCCAACTCGGTTGACGATTGGATCGAAGGTCTGGAAGGTTTTCCGTAAGGACCCTGAGATTCAGAAGCACATGGACATGACAGTTCGCGAACCTCGCGCAACCGTCGAACGCGGTCT